TTACTTTAGTGCTTAGTGTAGGAGGACGCCCGTTTTTATCTACTTTATTGCCAAACTTAGCAGCCTGTTTTGGAATTTCGCCCACACCTACGTCTGGTGTTGTATTTACACCTTTTACAATGCGTCCAACTGCTTCGTCTAAGTGTTCAATCTTCAACTGGCTTCTCTCCTGTTAAGTGTGGCTGACTAAACCACAACTTGAACCATTCGTCTGTGCCTGGTTTTATTTTTTTCCTGCGTTGTATTTTTGCTTTTTCTGTGCCTGTGATACTAAGATTTTCAGGAACATATGGTGTGAAACCTGTGAACTTGTTACGTATACCTGCTAAGTGTTGTAAGTCTTCAATATTCATTTTTTTGCCAATAACTTTTCTCTATGTGGTTCTAAATACTTAGCAACCATATCAAAGAATGTTATATTTTCCCCAGGTATATCTATAATTGTGTCAGCTGGCACACCTGCTGCATCTGCAAATTCATCAGGATTATTATCTAATACTGCTTTACGTAATGCTGTTGCACTGCTTAATCTTGGTGTTGGTTTGGTTTCGATGTTTGCAAAGTTATACATACCGTGAGGACCTTGAGCACCATTATATTGTTGTATAGTTTTAGACACCCATGCTTCATCAGTAAATAGTACTAATGTAGCATTTGGATGTTTTGTATATAATTCACTTGCTAATGTTAGCCAACTTTGACTTGGTATAATATGATCTGCAACTGGAGGCCAAATAGTTTCCATAGCAAGCACTTTAACTTGGAACGGCAGTGGATCTTTTGGACCAATAGTACTTTCGTTAGTACCTACATACCAATGTGTTTCTTCGCTTGCCATTTCCCAAGCAGCACGATGTCCTTTGTGCGGAGGATTGAAACGACCAAATATTAAACCTACCGTTTCGTTTGGTGCTTCATATAATTGCCTTAATCTCATAATATCTCCTTATACCGTACCAAACACGGTTTGTCCTATTACTTCTGCATTTGGTGCATCACGCATTGCATACATAAAATCTATATTAGTACCTCTACCATATGCTCTCGGATTATTGCTTGTAAAGTTTAACCAAGTTTTATTTGCACTAGGAAGATATCGTATTATAGCACCAATAACCTGTGCTCCTGTTGCAGAGCTCATTTGAGAAAAATTTCTATGCGGTCCTGGATAATAACGTGTACCAGTTACAGCCTGAAATTGATTTCTTTGTGTAAGAACTGATTCTATATTGTTAGGAAAACGGTTACTTCTTACTCTGTTCAAAATAACTGCTGCAACTGCTGCTCTTTCTTGTGCGTTTGGCGATGCTTCTGCTGCTGTTGCTCTAATCAACATATTCATAGATCTATCATCAATGCCTGAGCCTAAAAACTCTTCTACAACTTGTTTAGCTTGTCCTATATTTTCAATACTTGCCAAATCACCTAAATCTGCGTTGGCACCTGTTTCATTACCAGTAGGAGTAGGATTGTCAACAGGATCTTCTTGTGACATTGCTCTTAATTCGAAATAACTAATATTAGAACCATTACCAGGAAATCCAAAATCTTTTTTAAAAGATGCTACTGCTCTTGCTGTGTCAGGTCCGTATTTTCCATCAAAGCGAAACCTTCCTACATTGTAACCTAGGTATGTTAATCTTTGTTGCATTGCAGTTACAAGTCTAGTTTGTTCAGCAGGATAGGGCGGGCCTTGTTCTAATCCGTCTTGTGGTGACCATTCTTCAAAAAGTTCGATAAATCTCATGCAGGTGTCCACCTTTTTCTTGGTACAAGTTTTACGTTACCAAATTGTTTTGTTTGAGGATCAGCATATCTTACTCTGCCTTCTCCGTTGGTATCCCAGATGTCTCCTTGTTCGCCTTCAATTTGATCAATAACTTCGTCTTTCATTCTTTGAATCATTGTAACTAAAGAAAATATTGATTTTAAAGCACCTTTGTTTGTATCATTAAGTTCTGCAATTTTATTTTGTTTATTTGCACTAACTTTACTATTTTGTAACCAATTAAAGAAGTGTTGTTCGCCTAACTGATCAAGTTGTTTTGCTTTTGCTGTTTGATTTACATAGGTATAAATTATGTTTTTTAAATCACTTAGCCCTGCAACACTTTGTAAAAACGAATCAATTACTCTACCGTTGTTTCTTACAAAAGTTTCTACTTTTTCAATTGCACCTGTGTTGACATCAACTGGTTTTTGATTGTATATAGGTCCTAGTACAATAACATCAGGGTTATTATCAAATGCACTAAAGTCTTGCATAGGTTCTTGTTGTGCATCAGGCATACCAAACTCTGGAAAGTATGCATGTCCTACTACCATAATTTTTGCTTGAGATATTTTTTTACCTAAATCGCTATCACTTCTTACATGATAGCAAGTTTGTGACTTAGGGTTTGGACAAAATGTGTATACACCGTTTTCTTGTTGTGGAGGATCTAAAAATAATCCATCTGCATATACATAACCAACAAAGTCCTTAGGTGTTGCACGATCAAAATCGTCATACAGACTAGCAAATTTATTACCAAACTCTTTACGTGCTTCAATTTCTTCAGGAGTACGAGGATTTCCTGATTTGTTTATAATAAAATCAGCTACTTCTTCTTGACTTGTTGCAGCAACACCTTTTGCCCAAGCATTGTGTCCTGCTAGTACAAGTGGGCCACCTTTTTCGGCTCTGCCCCAATATATTTGTGGGTTACCATCCCATTTCATACGAATACTTTGAGCACCTGCTTCTGATGCTATATCTCTTAAATGCTCAAGAGCTTCTAATGTGCCTTCGCTGCCATAGAAAAAAACTAGGTCTTCTAAATGATTAAAGGCACGACCTAGTTGTTTTGCTTCAACGATACGAAAGTCTTGATATCTCATTATGCAAGTTCATCCTCGATAATCTTACTAATTATTTCATGTCTGTCGTTACTATCAAGTAACTTCATCGGATCATGAGGAATTTTATATTCATTACAATAACTAACTATACCATCATTAATTAATCTGTCAATACGTTTTGTATCTATAGCGTCTCTTGATTTCTTGTTTGCATGAATATGATCAATTACTGGCCAATATTTTTTTCTATAAAACATTGGATCATTGCGCATATATATCATCAAGTCTTCTGCAACATTAAAAGGTAATGGTGCAAACAATGGCTTGTTTTTATCTATTTCCATATCATAAAATTCGTTAATTTTTACCATTTTCTGCAACTCCAATAACGTGCCTTATGACGTGGTCCTGGATTGTCACAATTGTGTCTAGCACGGAAACTTCTACGTCTAGCAGGGTTTGATTTTTTAATCTTCATATTAGGATCGCCAAAGTTAACCTTAACTACATTTCCCTTAGGATTCTTAACATATACTTTAAACTTTTTAACATCACCACGCATTGGCTTGCCAAGTTTGACTTTGCGTCCTTGATATTCTGCTTCGTCAATTTCATCGTCTTCGTTGTACCATAGTTCGCCATAAGCTTCGTGAAATTCATCACCGTTGTATGTTTCTTCATGAACTACATCATCTATTTTCATTGTTGACTCTCCTGTGGGTGGTAATAAATCATTAAGTGTGGTGGCTAATGGAGATACACCATACTCACGCTTTTGATCAGCAGTCATACTACTAATTTGACGTTCAGCGCCCGTTCTAATCGCCCTATAAGTATCTGGCCTTGCGGTAAATGCAGCGTAAAACCAGCCGTAATGATGTATTAAACGCCACATTTCTATGTAATTTGCATTATCATATGCTTCTCTAATTTTTGCCGCTATAGCTCTTGCTTGTTCGCCTCCAATTGTAATAAGGTCGTTTCCGTCATAGTTTGTAGGCCAAAAAGGTCTGCTGTTTGGGCCAGGCTCTTGTCCATATGGTATAACTTCGCCTGTTTCTGGATCCATTGTTACTTGACCTGTACCAGTTGACACAACTGGATCATCTGCATTATCAATTGCTCTTTGTGCTATTCCTACAAAATCGTCATCTGCTGTTGTTGCAGGAGTATCTAATCTAATACCTTGATTTGTATACAAAGGACCATCTGGATTAGTAGGAGGTTGTCCATTCATCGGTAATCGTGGCATTAATATAACCGGATTGTTTCTATTTCCAAAATTACTTATAGTAACTGCTTCATGAGTTCGACGTAATCTTCTCCAATTTTCAGGAGTATAATCAAAAACATAATCTCTTAAGCGTCCTACTCTTAATCTGCTTACTTTCTTAGGATTACCTGGTGTACCTTCTACATTTTCCCATTCACTGCCTTTACGTTCTTTACCTGCATTTCTTGGAGCAGCTTCTGCACTAATAGCAGCTTGTGTTTGCCCGCCGGCTAATCCATCTACCGTTATTCCTGCACGTTGTTGAAAGGCTTTTAACGCACGTTCTGTGCCTGGTCCAAAAATACCGTCAACTCCATTAGGGTCAAAGCCTAAGTCTAACAATTGTTGTTGTAGAACCTTAACATCTTCTCCTTTGTCTCCTCTGCGTAGAGTACGTTCAGTTAATACACTTTCGGTAAGTTCTAAATCAAAGTTTTCAAATCCTAAATCAAATATTTTCATAGCAATGTCCTGAGCAGTGTTTTCTGTAATTTCGTTTATAGCAATTTCAATACATACGTTGTCGTCTAATTCGTACATACTTGCTTCAAATTCATTTTCTGTTAAAATTGGCGAGTAGTTGTTTACTGATTCTAAAATATCATAAGGGTCGATTGTTTCTTTTTTGTCAAAAATAATTGTTACAAAATTACTCATATCAACTCCTTAATGATTTAATGTCACACTCGAAACGGTTCCGTCTGTCCATGCACTAACATATGCTCTAACCCAGACATAGTTGCCAGTAAAATTTTTAATAAAACTACCGTCACTATTATCAGTTTCAGTTGCTGTGCTTTCGTGTTCTGTGTCAGATAATGTAAACCAATCATCTGCACCAGGATTTGTAGCTAATGTTGCTTGCATAACAATATTACCTATAAATCCATTTACACTATATTGAACACTATGAAGTCCGTCGGATCTACTATAGTATCCGTCGCCTTTGTATTTGTCACCTGTAATAGTTTCTGTGCTACTATCCCCAGGATGTGTTTGATCACTAATTATTATTTCACTACTGCTTGCCATATTGTATTTATCTAAGTATTATTATAGACAAGTTTCTCGACTCTTGTAATGTTGTCACCAACCATCATTTGGGCTATAAGCATGGCTTTTTCGTCTTTTACAAAAAAGTAAAAACCTTTAACCCATCCTTGATTTAAACATCCTTCTTTTGCAATTTCTCCCATACGTCCTAGTTCAGGATTTTTGTTAATCCAAGATGCTAGTGCAGGTATGCCTTTATTTTTTCCTAAATACAATTTGTATTTGTACTTGGGTTGTTTATTAACAATAACAATGTTTTCTTGAGATGTAAGTAATGAAATGTTTTCTATGTTAGGTTCCCAAAACTCTATAGCATTTTTTGTTTTATTAATTAAATCTTTGCAAAAATCTCTGTCATTAGTATAGATATGAAGAAAGTTACGTTCACAACGTACTTTATAATCTTCATTTTTCATTAATAGTCTATACAAATCAATAGCATCAAAGTAATGTTGTATATTGATTTTGTCTACCCATCTGTTTGGTGCTTCTACATATGTTTGACCATATTTGTAATTTTGGTTTATTTGATCAAGTGTTTCTTTTAGCCAAGTAAGTTTACCATTCTTTTGCATTTCTGTTCTAAAGTAGTGCGTCATTTGATTATAAAACACTACTTTATAAAAATACTTGTTATAATGTAACTTGGTAGTTTCACGCAGTTTCAACGACATCGTTAAGAACTTCCAACACTATAGCGTCATCTTTAACATCGACTTGCACTTTGCCACCGTTTTTTAAATCACCAAATAACATAAGTTTACTTAACGGTTTCTTAATGTCGTTGTCTATAACACGCTGCAATGGTCTTGCACCCATTTTAGGATCAAAACCTTTATCTACAAGATAATCCAAACCTTCGTCTGTAATTGTAATATCTATGTTTTTCTGTTTTGTTTTTTCTTTCAATTCAACTAAAAACTTACCTACAATTTTAAACATAACAGGCTTACTCAACTTGCCAAATGTTACTACTCCGTCTAATCTGTTTCTAAACTCTGGAGCAAAATACTTTTTTAATTCTTTATCTTCGTAATCGACTTCAAAGCTATCGTTGAATCCTATTGCATTTTTTTCTGATTCTTTAGCACCTAAGTTAGTAGTTAAAATAAGGATACAATTACGTGCATCTGCCTCTTTACCATGACTACCTGTAATTTTGCCATTATCCATAATTTGTAGCAAAATACTACTTACATCAGGATGAGCTTTTTCAATTTCGTCTAACAAAAGAACACAATTAGGATTTTCTTGTAATTTTTCAATTAGCAAGCCATCTGTTTCTTCATGTCCTACATAACCTGGCGGAGAACCGATTAATTTGCTTACGCTGTGTTTTTCTTGATATTCACTCATATCAAATCTTACAAGTTTAACTCCAAGATTTTCTGCAAGTTGTTTACTTAGTTCTGTTTTACCAACGCCTGTTGGCCCCATAAACACATAACTACCGATAGGTTTGTTCTCGTCTTTCAACCCTGCTTGTGCAACTAAGATTTTATCTACAATAGTGTCAATTGCATCGTCTTGTCCGTAAACTTTCGCTTTTAAGTTTTTAGGCAAGTTTACTAGATTATCGCTTTCACGTTCTTTAACTTGCTCTTCAGGCAATTTAATCATTTTTGCTAGTTCAAATTGAATACTATCTTTGTTTACAATTTTGTTTTCAGTTTGATTACGAACTTTAAATCTTGAACATGCAACATCAATTAAGTCAATTGCTTTATCAGGCAGTTTTTTATCAGTTTGGTACTTGATACTTAAATCAACTGCTGATTCAATTGCTTCACTTGTAATTTCTGTTCCGTGATATTCTTCGTAATACTTTTTTAAACCTTCAAGAATCTTAATAGTGTTTTCTCTATTAGGTTCGTCAATACCAACACGTTGGAATCTGCGCATTAGCGCACGATCTTTTTCAAAATACTTGCGGTATTCTTCCCAAGTTGTGCTTGCAATCACCTTTATGTTGCCTTTTGCTAGTGCAGGTTTAAGCATATTTGCCATGTCATTAGCACTATTACCTCCTGCTGCACCAGCACCACTTATCATGTGCGCTTCATCAATGAACATAATGGTTTTGCCTTTTTTCTTTAATGCTGCTAATACTAATTTAAAGCGTTCTTCAAAGTCACCGCGGTATTTTGAACCAGCAAGCATACTACCAATGTCAAGATTATAAACATTGTACTCTTTTAAGAAATCAGGCACATCATTATTAACAATTTTAAATGCCAAACCTTCAGCAATAGCAGTTTTACCAACACCTGGATCGCCTACCATAAGCACATTTGATTTTGTTCTACGTCCTAGTGCAAGAGCAAC